AAGTTATGAATAATTCAGTAGATGAAGTTGAAACTAACTGGGCATTGCTATCGGCAAGCCAAAAGGAAGCACTTGAAATGATAGCTCACAAGATAGGTCGCATCCTTAATGGTGACCCAAATTATGATGACTCATGGCGGGACATTGCAGGCTATGCTGAGCTAATAGTTAAGCAACTTAATGGTAAAGGGTTATAGGCTATGAATCAGAATAAAATTAATTGCTTAGACCATGGCTTTATAATCTTGCGTAATGCTAGCGGTCCTACCAGAAGAGCTGACGCACCATTCGATGCTGATGATATTGACCCGGCCAATACTGCTAGAATATCATTTGATAACCTGGATGTTGACAGAGCAAGAGAGCAAGACCTAAAGCTTTATGAATACTTAATAAGCAATAAGCATAACACTCCTGTTGAGATGATAGAAACTTGGTGGGAAATGAAGCTTCCTATTTTTGTAGCTCGCCAATTTGTCAGGCATAGAACAGCTTGCATTAATGAAGTGAGCGCTAGATACTCAGTGTTACCAGCAGAATGGTATATACCTGAAGTTGTAGGAGGTAAGACTAAGAGTAATAAGCAAGGACAAGAAGATAATCTTGGGGAAGCTACACAGCTTTGGTTTAAAGCAGAACTATATTATGCCTGTGATTGCAGCTATAAGCATTATAAAGAAGCTATTGCTAGTGGAGTAGCGCCAGAACATGCAAGACTATTCCTTCATGTCAATCACTATACTCATTGGGTGTGGAAGCAAGATCTTTCTAACTTGATGCACTTCCTATCACTAAGGCTACATCCTCATGCACAGGTAGAAGCTAGAGTTTATGCTCAAGCTATGTATGATCTGCTGAAACAGTATCTACCTAAGAGTATGGAATTTTTTGAAACTTACAGATTATAAGAATATCAGAGGAGAATCAGAATGAGTGACAGAATGTTAGAAAAGCTAGATGATATTGATGGCAGGCCCGCTGGCCTTGATGATGCTGGAAATCAGCTCTATTACCAATTACTTCCGCGAGAACTTATTGAGCTGAATATGGAGATAGCACTTAAGCATCCTAAGCTGCAACAACTTCTTAATGAGGGGCTGCGAGTTGATGCTTATGATATGAGTACCTTCTTTGGTATCATATTCAGCTATTGTGGTATTGCTCTTGATGGAAGCTATGAGGTAGGAGAGATGGCTGAGCAAGCTACCAGAGCACTTGTCAATAAGAGGGAGAATATGGCTGTCAGTGTTAATACCATCCCAACAGCACAGGGACTAGTGCAGCATATCATTGATATGAAGGAAGGGAATAAGGAGGTTGAAATCATTATGGACAACAAGCATTAACTCCTGGGCATCGCGCATAAAAAAGTCCTAGCCAGTACTGATACCAGCTAGGACAGTGCAACATCCTTGTCATTCAGAGCAATCTAGTATCAGCTACTATTCTTCACTCTCAGGTTGAGTGAAGTCATTAAGCTGTATCCCACCCATCATATTCTGCATGTGAATAGAATCCTGTGATTTCATCAGCTTGCTTATCCTGTTACTTACACTAACATTAGCATCCTTCTGCAATCTAGCAAAGTATCTATTCCAACCATTCTGCTTACCGCCTAACTTGATATACTCTTGTTGGAAGCTATGCAAGTCATCCTCAGTAAGTTCCTGGTTACCAATTACCTTACTCTTAATAGTTGACCCCAGTGCTTTCATCTGGTCATCATGCTTAGCCTTATACACAGTACTACGATAACTAGCATCAAGAGCAAGAGCTTCATCCATTGGCTTAGCGCCAGCCAGCCTTGTCAGATTCACCATACTCATAAGGTCATTAGCAGCAATCAGTGAGCCTTGTCTACTAGTAGCATAACTCTTACCAGTAGGGCCAAAAGCCTCTAGGACTTGCGCCAAGCCAGTAAGAGGTCTGCTAATTCCATTATGCTCTAAACCTTGTAGCAAGCTAGTAGTTACAGAACCGCCTCCAGCAATCTTATCCACTGTATCTACAAAGTTACTAATGAAGCGAGCACCAATACTGACAGCAGGAATATCAGCAGGATTAAGTGGCACCACTGTTATATTCCTTGGATTGACATCACCCCTAGTATACATATTAGTTTTCAAGCCTGGATGAATGAGTCCACCAACATTGGATAGCGCACCATACATGAACCAATCAGCTACATCCTTGTCCATACTAGCATAAGCTTTAGCAAACATGTCAGTATGGTCGCCATTACCAGCAGCGCCACCTACAATATGAGTATTGATAGCTTGAAATGCTGGCAGCCCTGACATGCCATATATGCTACCCTGAGCTGTCATCATCAAAGCTGCACTCTTAGCACTACCATTACTGACATAGCGAAAGAAGTTATTCATCATTGTAATAGTATAAGTTTGGTATAATCCTACAGCTTGACCGATGGGGCCATTAAACATCATTGGTCGCTGGCTAGCAAGATAGATACCATTAGTTCTATTGACAAATGTCTGAATAGCAGATTCGGCAAGCCTCTCTGTGATGATGCCTTGACTGACAGCAATATCAGTAATCTGCTTAGCCACAAGAGCCGCTGTCAGTCTAGTCATCTCCTCAGCATAAGCATTACCTGTCAGCTCAGAACCTCGTTTAAGGAATCTCTGAGTCTTGTCGAAAGCAAGAGTAATCTTACCTTCCAAATCAAGTTGGTATTCCTTACCAGTAAGTGCAAGAGTATCCACAATATCTGATACATCATTCACATGTCTAGTACTGAATCCTCTCTCAGCAGCCCAAGCGCGCATTTCAGGTTTGAAGCTATCCTTAAGAGCATTAGCAATAAGCTTGTGAGTACTGAGATAGCTATGCTGTGTGCCAGGAATGGTGACATTGCCAAGCTGAGCTAGCGCTCCAACCGCATCAGTATTGCCAGCCTTAATCTTATCCAGTAAGAACTGAGTCTCAGGTGCAAGCATGACAAGGGAGCCAACCCTATTATTGATAGCATTAAGAGCATCAAGGCCAAGACCTATGCCCGCAACAATGCTATTAGCCCTTCTGACAAAGGTACCAAGAGCGCCCCTAGGAACCTCATGGTTAGCAAGTGCATAAGCTACAGCATCGTAATTAACAGTATTGATACCCGCATCTTGAAATGCTTTATTAATAGCATCCAAGTCATCTTGCTTAACAGCACTGCCAAGACTATGCTTAGCCTCATTCCATAGCTTACTGACTTGCTTATCAGCCCAGTCTTGAGTAAGCTTCATTGGAATCTTATCAGTATTAGGCATGTCAAGAGCAGTACGGATATAGCTCAGGTAAGGATTATTGCTTTGCTCCTTAGCAAGCTCTCCTGGTTTTTGGAATCCAAGTCTGCTAAGATTCTTATCTGACCATCTCTCTGCCAGCTTCTGGAGTTCATCAAATTCCTTGCTATAGAAAGCACCAAATGTCTCATCAAGAAGATTACGCTCCTGCCTATAGTGCCAGTCCATCAGATGATCTACAATGAGAGAATCCTTAGTTGGTGGCAGATATTCTGATGCTGCCCCTGATCTACCAAGAGCACTATCGAAATAGTTATCAGTAAGAGAATCCCCTCTCTCGTAATCGCCAATAGCTTTCTTCCATCTATCTACCTCCTTACCTGTAACAGCAGCAGGCTTTCTTACAATACCAGCTTGGAATTCCTCAGGTATCAGTGCAAGTTTAGCTTCCAGCTTCTCAGGGTCAGTAGCCCATATCATCTTAGTAGCGCCAGTACCAGTCAGTTGATGGCTATCTGATACGAAAGCATAATATGGGTAATCCTTAAGATTGACAGGCGGGGCATAGATAATATCACCATCATAGATTTTGCCACTATTACCAAGTGCTCTTATTTGCTCAAACTTACTAAGTCTTACCTTATTCAAATCCCTATGCGCTCTGATAAGATTATAAGCTTCCTCAGTTTGGATAGGAATCTCAAGTTTCACATCGCCATTAAGAGCCTTAGTGCCAGCAAGCACTTCATCATAGCTTTCATGTACTAGCTTCATTTCAGTAGGATGCAGCTTATAGCGCTCGCCAGTATTGCCAATTTGATGCATTACAGTAACATAATCCATTGTAGCTTTCTGATTGCCATAAAGCTTATAGGCTACAGGATGCAGACTAGCATTGACAGCATTTTTGGTTTCCTGCAGCGTGCGATGAAAGACAGTACCAATACGCTCAAATACTGAACCTGCTGTCAGATAATTAGAATCAGCAGACTTGAGCATACCGCCGCCAGCGCCAGCTCTTGTTACCTCTCTCATCATCTGAGTTGGCACTTTAATGAGCTGCTTGAATACTGACTCACCAAGTACTGAAGCTACTGCTGTATCCGCTGCTTGCTCATATATCTTCTGCTGTGCTCTGATATTAGCCATAAATGGTATTGCATTAGCAGAATCACCAAGTATTGCCTCAGTATCATATACCAGTTTAAGCTGATTAGGCTGCATTAGAATATCCTGACCAGCTCCTTTAAGCTTACTGATACCATGAAGCTCTTGGTAATCACGTTCATAAGACTGGAGTGCAAATATGTCACGCTCAGGGTTAGCAGTATTTACCTCAGTTCCTCTGATAGCCCCTTGCCTGACATTAGCAATATTGGATATAGCATCCTCTGACAGAGTACCCTCCTGCAAATGCTTCTCAATAACAACTTTCTTGGAGTCAGTTAGCAGCTTGAGCATATCATCAGCGCTAGTAACAACTTGCTCCTTACCTGATTCTGATATGACTCTAATGCTTGGCAACATGGCATCACGCATTTCCTTATAAGCTTTCTCCAGCATTGGAATGTCATACTCTCCTAGTATCTGAGTTGGCTTAAGCATGATACCAGTTTTATGCGCCCACAAAGTGCGAGCATTAGCCTCAGCCACATCAGTAACGGTTCTAGCATCCCATACCTTATTAGGGTTAATGACATATTTGGAATCGCCAGCAATGACAGCTTTATCTTTAAGTACTACTTTCTGACCATTGCCGAGCTTATCCCACAAGCTATTAAATAGGCGAGGTTCAGAGTCAAGCTGACCCATCCTCTCACCCCAAGTATTTAATAGCTTACTGCTATAACGGTCAATGACAGCATACTGGTCATCAGCAATTTGCTTGCCAGCATTGATAGCAGTCTTGACTTCCTCAACTACCTTCTCAGCTTTAGTAATGACGCCTTTGCGGGCCACTCCTACCAAACCATTAAGGTGCTGAGCAATAGCATCCATCTTCTGACCATTCTTAAGCCATAGCATGTTGGTGACTTCATGAATCTGATTAGTAGCTACATCGTCTTCACCAGCAACAAGCTCTCTCCAAATCTGCCTTCTATTGTCATCAATAGCATTATTAGTTCTAGCCTGCTTCTGAGCCTTAAGAGCATTGAGGGCAGCATCGTCACCGATTGGAGTAGTGTCCAGCTTAGCTTGATTCTCAAAACTGACAGCAAGCTCTTCAAACTTCTTGCTACCGACTGAGATACCATCTTGCCATTGAGCACCCATAAGCTTCTTATCAATAACTGATAGCTCCTTAGCAATGCCAACACCACGCACTACAGCACTACCAAGGCCGCCTACCAGACCTGATACCCAAGCGCCAGTATAAAGGTTATGAGCAATATCGCCAGCATCCTGCTCATCCAGTATTGGGCTGGCATTAAGCATTGTCTGCACGCCAGCTTCAAATACTAGGCCCTGAATAGCTTGCTCTCCAGCACCAACAGCAGCAGCCTTAATGAAGTTAGCATTAAGAGCACTGAATACATTACTATTACCAGCCATGGATTCCAATGCTTTCTTATATAGCAGGTCTTGCTTACCGGTAAGAAGGCCAGTAGCCTCACTCATACCAATACCAATCTTACCTGTTTTAGCAAAAGTATCAAGAGCTTTTGCCCCATAGTTATATACTTTAAGAGCACCAAGGCCAGCAGGGATGGAGGATGCTATGAAGCCAGCGGTATCAATACCTTCCTTATGCAAGGTATAATATTGTGCCAAGTCATTATCAAGAGATTGCATCCAGTCATGTGCTGAAGCCTCCTGCATTTCCACTCCAGGCAAGAAGTTAGCAATACTGACTGTGCTATTATAGAGCTGATTGGCTGCACTGACAGTTGTGGCTGCTGTAGTTTTCCAGTCATAGCCAGTAATGCCACCAATAGCAGCACCAATAACGGTACCGACTGGGCCGAAAGCTGAGCCAGCAGTAGCACCAGCCCATATACCAGTACCAGTCCTGACACCAGCGCCTACAGCTTCAAGTGCTGTCATATCCCCACTAGCAAGAGCATGGTTACCAGCAGCTTTTAGGAAGTCATACTCTGGCTGTCCTGGGATACTAGCAACCTGACTGGCTTGACTCTCTAGGTTATTATCAATAGTTTCCATAAAGGTTCCTTATCTTCTAGTAGCATCTTCTGGGTTGCGACTCTCTACCAGCTTGCTAGCAAACCAGTCAGTAGCGCCTGGGGCAATGCCATGCAGAACACTACCTATAGGGCCAGATCTTGTTATCTGGTAGATAAGAGCTGTCTTAACATCAGTAGGATTAGTCATATCAAGCTCGCGCTCACCAATACCTCTAATCATATAGCTATTCATCATAGGAATACCAAAGCGGCTATAGCCCTGTTTAGCATTGTTATAAGTAATAGCCTCTGAATAAAGTCCTGATAGCTCCTTAGCTAGCTCATTCATGTTAACATCTTTAGAAGTCAGTGCTTTTTCAGCAAGAGAGCTTATTTCTTCAAAGCTAGTATCAAGGTTACCTTCTGCTATCTTAGGCGCTAGATATTTACTAAAGAACTTGCCACCCTTCTTAGCAGTAGCAAAGTTAGCAAGTTCAGCAGGTTTAGGCAGTTTGGTCAGATCACTGGATTCAGGATTCATCATGGCCTCAGTGAAGTGCTTTACCACTCTGGAGTCAGCTTCTACTTTAAGCTCTTTCATGCTAATATTAGCATCCTCTTTCTTAATAGCTTGAATCTCCTGTTGAATCTTATCTTGTACTGCCTTAGCAGTTCTAGCTTGTGCTGGCTCCAACTTAGGATTAAGTACCTGCATATTGGTAACAGCTTCTAATGGAGTGAATCCAAATGCTACTACTGGATGCTTATCAGGGGCTACTTTAGCCTGTTGAACTACTGATGCCATAGAATCCCTAACAGCTTTCCAAGCAATACCGTAAGCATCTTGGGGATTCTTAGCTAGTTTGCTGCCCTCTATGATAACTTTCTCTGCATCATAGATGTTATCAGGAATGGCAATTAAGTTCTCAGCACCAATAGATGCAACTACTTGCTTATAGCGAGCAACCAAATCTTTCTTACCTTCTTGAACTGCAAGAGCCTTATCAAGTTCAAATTGCTTCTTAGTAGTGGTAAGCTCATCTCTTAGCTTCTTAGCTTCATCCTTATTACCAGCCTTATCAGCTTTAGCAGCCCTATCTTCCAAATCAAGTATTAGCTTATTAGCATCTTGCTCTTGTTTAGCATCCCACTTGGTTTGGGCGAAATCCATGCTTTGCTGCTTGAAGTCGTTAGCAATAGAGCGTTGCTCTTGAGCTGCATTGAACTGAGCTACATCAAGATTATAACGTTTCTCAGCCATAGCTTGATTAGCTTGGAAGTGCCGCTCTGCTTGAGCCATACTTTGATGCTGAAGTATTACTGAGTCTTGATGCGCAGCTGCTGATATCATAGCTTGATTGCCAGACATAACAGCTTTAAGTGCATCCACGTTAGCATTAATACCTTTAAGCTTCAACTCCTCAGCAGCTTGCTTATTAGCAGCACTTGCTAGTTCCAACTTCTTAGCGGTAATATCCTCATTAACAGTTTCAGATACTATCTTACTAGTCATTACTCCTTGTTGAATCTGCTGATTGATATCATTGATTTCTTGGGTAGCCAGTAATGAAGTCTGGGTAGCAGCATTAGCTTTCTCTGCTACTGAATCCTTTTGGAATTGAGCAAGTAGCCACTCAAGAGGATTATCTAAGAATCCTACCTGACTAAGCTGCTCATACTCTTGTGTAGCTGCAAGGGCTTCATCAGTAGCCTGTGCTTTGGTAGCACTAAGACGCTCCATCCTGTAATTGGCAGCATTAGGGTCAGCACCAAGAGCTTTAGCAAGAACCTTACCGACATTGATAGCAGCATTATCATCCTTAAGTTTCTGAGCTTCAACCTCAGTTTTAAGTTGTGCTGATGTGGAAGCGCTGTCACTAATAGCTTTAGTAGCTTCCTGAGTCTGCATAGCATATTGCCCAAATTGCTGATTCATACCAGCTTGGGCTTCCATCAAAGCATCAATTAAACTTGCCATTGAGCACCTACCTTTGCTACCTTTTTAGCTGCCACTATTACTTGATGTTTCATATAAGCTGACCATACTGCCACTACTGGGCGCATTACTTGAATCATAAGCTTACTAGCCAGAGTGTGACCATGTAACCAGTTAGCAACAAAAGGTATAGCCCAAGAATGGTACCACGCAAACAGCTCAGGATTAAACTCTTTAATAATAGCACCGTATATCGAATCAGCCAGATAAGTATCATCATCCATATATCCTAATTCGTGCATACGAGTGCAGATAACAGTGCCCATACTAGAGCCAGAATCTCCAGAGCCTCCTGAGCTGCCACCAAAGAGGCCACCAATACCTGATAGCAGAGAGTTACTAGCAACATCTTGCAGCACACCTAGGAACTCAGAACCTCCACCTGTTCTTTGCTCTCCTGACACTGGGTCAAAGGTAGCTGACTTAAGACCTTCAGCCATACTACCAGCAGCAGACTCGAAGTTAATATCAAAGATGCTACCAAGATCAGGAGTCTTAACTGTAGGTGTGAAGTCAATGTTACTAGCAGCAGGAGCGCTAGTGCTATCACTTCCAAATCCTTTCATAAGCTTACTGCCTAGCATCAAACCGCCAATACCAAGGGCGGCCATCATTGGGTCAATAGCAGCCCCAGTTTGCTCAGTACCAGTTTGAGTCATAGTGTCAGTAGCGGTAAGCTGACCAAGTGTACCTGCTGCTGCAATCTTCTGGTCAGTAGCTTTATTCTGTTGATTCAAGTCTAACTCAGCAGCTTTAGCGGCAGCAGTAGCACCAAGCTGATTGACATTCTCTTTAGTAGCACTACTATTATATATGCCAGAGCCTCTTTCAGCAGAGCCAATACTTGGCATACCTTGTCTGAACATCAAGTCAATAGCATTTTGCACGGCAGCATTAGTATTAGGAGCAGCCTGACCTAAGATGCTGGTAAGAGCATTAGTGGACGCAGAGCTGGCTGACTTAGCAGAAGTGGTAGTCTTGGTGCCTGTCTGCTTACCAGAGCCTACGAATAGTTGAACAAGGGATGGAATAGCAGACAGGATGCTGCTACCTGAATTAGTTGGTAATGCCATTATGAATTCCTCACGATTATGATTAAGTTATTATCCTATCCTAGTACCATATATGGTTCCTAGTACTGACCATGTTACTAAAGAGTCACCATCTACTGCTGGCCCTGCGGCTCCTCCAAGCCCTCCGCTATAAGAGCCAGTAACAGATGAAGCACCACCACCACCAGCACTTCCGTAGAATCCTCCATTACCTCCTTGTGTCCACATGTAACCGCCAGCACCTGGAGCTTCTAGTGTGCTATTAGCGCCAGCAAGTCCAGGGCTAGAATTAGAGCTAGTACCTCCCCTACCACCGTTAGCGAGTCCAGCTCCAGCGCCACCACCACCTCCTGGCCCCATAGCGCCACCGCCACCTCCTCCACCACCTCCAGCTATTGCGCCATTATTAGTAATAGTAGTAGGAACTCTCACTTTAAGAGCTATAGAACCAGAACCTCCTGGCTTACCGGTAGCAGGGCCAGCACCGCCTCCAGGAACAAGATCACCGCCAGCACCTCCATCACCACCTCTACCAAGTATCGCTCCATTATTAATAAGAGTTACAGTTGAGCCAGTAGGCAGCGTACCAGTATCCAAAGCTGGCACTCCAGCAATGGCACTGAATACCCTAGCGCCAGCGCCAATACTGACTACAGGGTGCACAACACTAATGCCATCCCAACCATTAGCAGTAAGCATATTGGCCACATTGACATTAGCTGTATCAGTAAGTATGGCAAGACCTGAGCTACCGCCTATTGGGGCATTCATCATATGCAAGATGCCAGCCATTACGATACTCCAGCACCAAGTACAATCCAGGTATTAGAACCAATACGTCTTATGGTGGCACAACCCCAGTTACTAATAGTCTTGTCGCCAACGCTAGTAGTACCTGCTAACACGAGTGTGACGCCAGAATCAGCAATGAGGCTAATGCTAGCTGAGCTAATATTGACAACACTAATAGTAGCTCCAAGGGGAAACTTGTAACCGATCGTAGTTTCATTAGGAACTGTGACATCTGCTGTTGTTTCAATGCATTGCCCCCTATCAGTATAAGTAAGAATATATGGAGAATCTTGGATATTAGGCGGAATATCAAGATACTTATCAGTACCAGTTTGAAGCTGCCTAAGAGCAGTATAGATAATACTAAGCTCCCTGAACATTTCAGGATCAGTAGTATTAGGACTGATAGGCAGCCTCATATCAATAGTATTACTTGGTGTAATAAAGTTATCAGCCATTACTTGCTCCTATTTCCTACCTGTTACCATTCTTACTGAATACTAGCACTAATGCTGTAATATGAAATGCCCCTTTAATAAGCAAGCTATGATTCTGACCTATTGATAAGCAATCATACTGTCTGATACCATCAGCTACCTCCTCATGGGGGTCATAAGTAAGATAAGGGTTCTTACCATCTATGCTAGTAAGCACCTTAACTTTAAAATTGGCGTTATCAGAATCAATACTCTCAATAGTGAACCCTTGGATAGCTACAGTATTAGCCCTGAATATCTGATACTTACCAAGCAACAAAACAGCATCAGAATTGTAATCTCCGTATTCCACAATAGCCATCTTAACAGCGCCATTAGCTGCCATTACTGCTAAAGAGTGTCTTGCTGATGGTGCTATGTTCTTATTGACACTCATACTATTATAGGTATCGGTAGCATAAGATTGATATGATACTAGCCCGATATCATAATAGGTTGGAATACTGAATAACACTTCATAACTGACTTCAAATAGCTGCACGTGATCTTGCTTAAGCTTACCCCATCTCTTAAGAGCTACATCATATACAAGAGTATAACGATATAGAGTTGGGCCATAGCTAATACATAGGAACCTTGAAGCCACGAAAGCAAGTCGCACCTTAAGGTTACTAGCTAGGTATTCCAAGCTGAAAGTATTAGTGGCTGTGTCAAAGTCCTCATAGACCCTACCGCCGATAAAGTCACTAGCTGCAGGATGGAGTGTTGTACAGCCTCCAAGAGTTACCTTTAGCAGTCCGGCTGTTGTCCAAGCATAGTTGCTATTATCCTCACCAGTGCTTGTTACTGAAGTTATATCAGCAATACCACTGCCATTGGGGGCCTCCTTGAATAACCAAGGATATTGCACGTTACCGGAGAAGCTGGCCACAACAATGTTACCTTGACAATATACAGCAAAGCCAACACCGACTGGGGACAAGAATATGATATTACCAATAGCAGCAGTCGGGGTACCTGAACCGGCACCTGTAATCTGACTAGCTTTGAAATCAAGCACATCAAGAGCAGATGACCAATACAATGTACTACCATCATGAGCTAGCATATAGTTATTACTAGCAGAAATACCAGTAATTGATGCATTGGTTAGTGGGCTATCCCATTGTATATTAGCAGGGTCAAGCTCTTGGTTAATAAGATCAACACTGAATATGCCCCAGTTAGCATAGCATATGAATGTAGTGCCAGTAACATTAGCAGTTGTAACCTGACCTGATGCTGGTTGACCTGGTGGTGTCACTTCCTTCCACGCCCTGGTAATACTGGATAGCATGTATGTCTTACCTTCCAAGCATATTGCTATAAGTCCTCTGTTACCATCAAAGTCCTTAACCTGAAATACTTTATCAAATGTAAGAACACCATCAACTCCAGCTATAGCATCAACATAAGATACTGACTTATAACCATGAATTGATGGCATTACATTGTGCATATAGTATGCCTCAGGTATGCCCTTATCATTAGCGCCTTTATCAAAAAGACTTTGCTGATAATTCTGGTCTATAGCTGGCTGAATAACAGTCTTACCTTGAAACTTGCTGATAAGAGGAAATTCTTCATCATTAAGGTTTGCTCTATAGTATACCTGAGTCATAGTTATAAGCCCTGTTAAGCTGTTTAAGCTGTTACTTGTCTGAATTGAGCACTGAAGAATCCATCATCATGGTATTTTCTACCTTGACCTCCACCTAGTGCCCACTGTCTACCGTCACTGGATGCAATTACTACAGAGCCATTGATAGCGTCAGTATTACCGTTATTTGCCATATCGACTATAGCATTAATTTGAGAACCTCCCCAACCATCAGCAGTATTCCATGGAGCTGGAATCTTTTGAGCTAGCTGATTAGATGTAGCTGATGCTGAAGTAGCACTAACAATGTTAATACCTTCACAGTTACCGTGAATCCATAAGCCATCATTAGCATCAACTATTAGCCAACCGCCGCCTGTGCTAACCATAGCTTGAAAAGGTAGCACGTACTTGATACCAGTTCTAGGATATGCAGCAGGTGTAGTGTTAACAGAGCCATCAATAGTAGTTACAGAGCTGTTAGTATTCTGTGCAGTAGCACTCGGCTGTGCTGGAGCATTAACTGGAGTTGTAACAGTACCATTGCCACACTGACCATTGGCATTGTAGCCCCAATTATATATAGTACCATTAGGGGCCGCAGGGGTTCCACCAAGAGCTGCTACTGACAGCCAGGTAAAATAAATACTACTATATGAGCCAGCTATAGTTTGGTAACTTGTCTGTTGAGTAGTGCCACCATTACCTATAGTGCCATAGGTGTTCTGACCACAAGCAAGCAAAGTTCCATCTGTCTTAATAGCAAAAGAGCTACATCCTGTTTGCGTAGTTGTAGTCACCATAGCTTGATGCGCTTCAACCTGATAAATACTGGTGAGAGCTGCGATAGCTACAAATGAATGATTAGCTGAGTTATTAGTAGTAGTTCCTATACCTAAAGCACCGTTACTATTATCGCCACAAGCATAACCTTGACCTGAACTGTCAACAATAAGGGTGTGAAGTCCAGAACCGCTAATTTGTACAGCTTTCTTAAGCGGGTCAGCAGTTAGGAAGCCTGAGTTACCAGCAATGAGTGTTGGAGTACTAATGATGGCAGTATTGCTACTAATACCAAGCTGCCCAAAGTTATTAATACCCCAAGCAAACACACGTCCGTTCACATCAATAGCATGAACAGTCTTACCTTGTAGTGTATTAGCATATGTAGGATTAGGGGTAATACCACATTGCTGACCGACATGTAGGCCCACAATAGTATTAGGTAAGCTGTTATAAGTACTAGCAGGCCCTAAGTATGGAATCTTAATCCAAGCATATTGGTCAGTAGTATTGCCAGTACCTAGCAAGCCTTGGGCGCCACTACCAATAGCAAATACATAGCCAAGCTTAGTAAGTGCAAGCAAGGTATTACCAGCAACATAAACCTGAACAAAATAATCTCCTGATGCCATAACACCATTTAAGGCAGAGAAGTTATTAAGAACTCTGGTGCCAAAGGTATCACCAAGGTTATTAGTGCCAGCAAATCTAAATGCTACATCATTACCTCTTACTACAACTTCATGGTTCTCATTAAGCCACACATGGAAAGTTGAGCCAAGGTATCTTGCTTGGCTGCGCTTAACTGGCCCACAAGCAGGATTAGGCAATCCATTATTAGCGAAGTAGCTAGTACCAGAATCAATAAGCCACGGGTATGTAGCTGAAGCTGCTACTAGCGGAATATCACTAGCGGCGACTTCTGGCCCTTTGTATCCTGGGTTATTAGCCCAAGCGGGCTTACCTGAAGTGGCAGCAGTAAGCACTTGACCAGCACCTCCTATTGGCAGCCTTGCAGCGCCTGAGGTATCCTGGAATAGCAAGTCACCGGTAGTGGTAAGCACATTACTACCTTGACTCATAATATCCCAATAGGTAGCATTAGTTGGTATCTGACCAATAACGGAAGCTACCTTACATACATAGCTATTACCATTATAGCTTACAGCTTGGTTCTTGGTATAAGTGGTGGCGCCACTATAGGCCCCTTTCCACACTATAGCAAGCTGCCCTAAATTAAGTGTTGTCATTCATATCTCCTAGTAAGTTAATATCAATTCGCCAGCATTATTAATTGCTAGGCTAGTATTATTTGGTGCAAATGTCCATGATTCGTAATCCTCGGTATCCCAAGTACCAGTACCGTAATCAGCTACTAGATTATATTCTGAATCTTGCCTGATACCTAAGAACATTACCTGATTGACTACAGCTCCTGATATGGAGCCAAGAATAGTAGCAACTAAGTTATCAACATACTGCTTAGCAGTAGCTGATTCAGGGTCACTTGGAACCAGTGGAACCTTAAGTTGCCCAAGACTAGTATCGCCTGAATTCTTAAGGTAGCCTACAGCAGCCAAGTTAAGAGCATTAAGCTGGGTAGTAATGTTACTGAATTGAGCAAGATAGTAAGCTTTAATAGCTCTTATCTCCTCAGCGGTATATGGGCCAGAATAATCGCTAGCAAGAGGGGCACTAGCATTAGCTGCATCAACAATGTATGCCATTAGATTGCTCCTATTTCATTTCTGATAATGTCAAGCCTGTTCTCTTGAGTCATAGCTAGCTGCATTTTATACTCCTCAGACTTACCAATGATTCTAAATATCTCAGCAGCAGCATGAGTATATAGCACGTAATCGTAAAGGTCAGCCATCCAATCAGAATAGTTAGCCAACACGCTAGTGCTAGGTACAGCATAATACGTGATAAGAACATTATCCACCTGCCTAGGAGCTACTATATTAAGGTTGCTACCAAAGCGATACCAATAGGATTGGTACTCTTGATTATAGCCATCGAATAAGTTATCAGGTGCCCGCTCTTTGAATACTAGCTTACCGTAATAGCCTGAGCTAGATTGGATACTGGCAGGTTGACTAGCTAATGCTTCCTCAATCTCCATTATCTTTCTAGCTGATGGATGCATACCAAGAGAAGCTAATGACAACTCATAACGATAATTGTTAGGGTTAGGTTGAGTCAGAGCTTGTAGCTTCTTAGCTAAATCCCTTGGATAATCCATTGCTGAGTGTTCTTTAATGATAGCTCTTTTAAGCGCCAGAATAGTTTCATTAACCAAGTCAGGACGCTTAGTGACAGTAATAACACTATCCTGTAATTCCGCAAATGTTGTCATTAGCCTTGCTCCTTATTTCTTAGCACCTAGTTGTGGCTTAGTGGGAGCTGCTGGAGCAGATGGAGCACTATTCTCAATAAAACCAGCACCTTCCATAACAGCAGGGTTCTCAGCTACCAGCTCATTAACAGTGCCAGTTACCAAAGCTTGCGCTAATTGACTATCCAGTTCAGCTACTGCTGCATTAGGCTTAGTACCCATGCTGGTCATAATGCCTTGTACCAAGTTATTGGCTTGATTAGAGCCTACAATCGTATGCACAACAGGAGCCGCTTCAGTTGTTGGGTCATATTCGCGAATAGAGTATTGGCCTTCGCTGGTAGCTTTAAGCCACTTCTCAAGAGCTTCTTGCTTAGCTTCATCATGAACTATGGAGATGCCGTCTTTGAAACTAACAGTTCCGAGTTCAAGTCCTAAGTCAAGAGACATTACTACACCTCTGTTACCAAAATCATATACTTTTGATGCCATGTTATTTTCCTCAATCATTTATAATAGAGCCATCCTTGGCTATGAATCCTTACTAACTAGCTGCTGTTATACTACTAGGCTACAACAGTACCGGCAGGGCCGACAGCTTGTCTAATGTTAGTCATAACACCACAACCTGCTGGGTTCTTGTTCATAATTGTCAATTCAGACAACAACGAACCACCCACAGCGTCAATAGCATTATCAACAGCAGTACCAGCTTGGTTGTATTCTTCAGATTTAGTCTTACGGCCAATCATGTAAGCGATACTGATAGCTGAGATATCAACAGTAATAGCCAGAGTTTGCCAGAAGAAGTTGGTATTAAGCAATGGATGCTCGATAACAATTAAGTCACCACGAGTCAGATGCAAGCGGCTGAAACGCAAGCCCCACTCAGTTTTACCGTTTTCCATGAAGTATGTAGCATTAGCACGTGCCAATCTGTTAAGAACAGTATGAGCAGTACGACCTACGAATACAACACGTTCCAGAGCAGAACCTGGGTCATAAGACATATCGAATTGAGCATTAGCCCAGTCTTCCAAGTCACCCATGCTAAGAGCGCCAGCAGTAGGAGTGCCAGAAATGGAGCTATTGGCAGTCTTAATGTTAGCAGTAGAATCTTGTCCTGGTAAGAACAGTGATGCAGCTTGTGAATCCTTGATTTGAGCAATCAAGCCATTCATGGTGCGGCCTTGGTAGTTAGCAGAACCGCTAGTGATACCAGAAACGATAGCACCCTTACCAAAGATCATGGATGCTTCAATATCTTTAGCATGGTATTGAGCACACTCATTGCGAGATTTAGCAATGTTAGTATCACCTACCAGGTTTTGGATAGCAGCAACAGTACCAGAGACAGCCCAAGCATTACGGAAAATCTGTGTGTAGTTGACAACACGAATTTCTTTAGTCAGAACTGAGTTAGGTCTGGTGCTAGCATCAGCAAAAGCATTACCGATATGCACGAATACTGGTGCCAAGTTAGCGGTAGCAGTGTAGGCAGTACCTTGACCGGCAATACCAGTACCAGCAGAGTCACCGATGTTACGGGCAACAGTGATGTTAGTGCCAGATACAGCTGTTACTTGAATAATCTCGCCAGCCAATGTGGTATCAACCGAGGAGAATACGTTGGTGCTAGTATTGTAGTAACCAATGAATTTATACAAGCTATTAGGAATAGCCAATGCAGCAGAAGCAGCGTCAACAGCAACAACAGTAGTAGCTACGTTAGTAATAGCTGTGTTGACAGCAGCTTGGAATAAAGGAAATACCAATACTTTGCTGTAGAAACCATGCTCGATCTGGGTAGCAGTTTCTTCTTTCAAGCGAGCTGATAAGCCGAAAAGAGTTGCATCACCTTTAGGCAGCAGATACTGCACCATAGTGGCAAATGACTTTTTGACCAAATCAGAGTTAATAGCAGGGGTAGCGGTAGGATAACCGCCAATGTCAAAAGCGCCGCCGCCAGAGTTAGACAATTGTGGAGAGCCTGAAAAGCCAGGATTAAAAGGGCCATAGTTAGCCATAATATTTACCTCGATAAGTTATTAATAAGAGTTAAGATGGAAACTCAGTGCTAAGCCAAGCGGCCCAGTCCTGTTCTTGTTGGGTATTAGCAATAGTATTAGAATAGCCTGCGGGAGCATTAGCTTTCTTCACCATACCAGGATTAAATGCCTCACCAGCTTTTTCTAAGTACTGGTTAAGCATCTTATTGAGATCAGCTTGCGAAGCATTAGGGAACTTAGCAATGATTTGTGATTGGGCTGCTTTTACTATTGGGGCAAAAGCTGGGTTTGATAGTGCTGGGTTAGTGGCAGTAACATTCTCCGCCAGACCCATGGATTTAATGGTACGTTGAATCTTTTCATCCATACTTGCTTCAGTACTCTTAACAGCAGCTTCAATAAGCTTAGTGGTGGCTACTGCATTTTGTTGGTAGCTCATTCTGTTAACAGCATTAAGGGCTTCCATAGTAGCGGTAACTGCGTCCTCACCACCCATAGCAAGACGTTGGCGGATTTCAGGAGTAACAGCTTGTGAGTAATCAATCTTACCAGCAATCTCTGCTAACTGCGCAGGATCTAAGTTGAAATTGATACCACCTTGGCTACCTTGTTTGTCATCATTCTGCCATAAGGTTTCAAATGGGTCAGGTTGTGCGGCTGGCGCAGCAGGAGCTGGATTCTCAACAGGAGCAGCAGCGGCTGGAGCTGGTTGTGGGGCAGCTTGTTGTTGTGTTGATGATGATGGAAAGATTTTATCTAAAAATGACATGGCTTTGATTCCTTATTCCTCAGTTGTTATTAAGTTTTTCTTTCAGAACATAACCCATAAGTGGCCATACTTTAGTAATAGCGTTTTGTCTGGCAATCTTTCTGCCAATTTCTGCATCAAAGTTTTCAGGACTTGCGCAGGCTGACTCGCCAGTCACAGTGAAGCCATTACGGAGAACCAGCACGCAGAAAGTCAGTAAATTAAGGTGCGTTTCATAGCAGAACGTTGGTGACTTGCTTGCTTCAACGCTCACACCATCGCTTGCAGTAAAGTAATATTCACTTGCTATATTCGCTTCAATATCAGCAGGCGTTACACGCGGAGCTGTTAAGCCTTTTTCGATAATTTCTTTTTCAATCGCTTGGTCTGTCATAGTTGTTCCTCAGTTGTTAGTATTGATGCTACTGCATCGGCTCTTTGAAGCATATATTGTAACATGGTTAGCTGGCCCTTGATAGCAGCATCTTCTAAGAGGCTCTTACCAGGATTGGCTAAATCATGTATAATATTAGCTCGTTTCATTGCGCACTCAGCAATATCATTCTGTATTACTGCACGCTGTTCTGCTGTCAGATGGTAGCCTGCTTGCTGCTCTTCATCTGATAACAAGAATTGGGTAAAACTATTAATCTGTATCTGCATCAATCTTACTCGCTTTATTAAATTGAGTGTGAATAAAACCACAATGAGGACAAGTCATGTTATGTAATGGTTTCCAATCACCTATAGTCCACCACTTATTACACACAGTGCACCTGAAGTGGGTTAATGTCTCTACGCTATATAGTATCATTATTGCTCACTCTGTTACTATTATTTTATTGCCAGCCTTCATTCAAAACCCGACCCGAAATACTATAACGCCTGCCGGCATCCGCTATCAATGGACGCTACGCTCAGTCCTCGAAAAACCATGCTTCGCTACGCTCGCATTATTAGTTTTTCTCCGGGCTGCCATTGACATCGGTGCCTAGGCCGGCTTTGGCGTTTCGGGTCAAGGTCGGGTTTTTTCGCTCCCACTCAGTCTGGCCCTGATTCTAATGTCTCATCAACATAACCGCTATCAGCTTCATGCCAACCTTTCTCCCACCACTTATGTAAGCCAATAACTCTCTCAGTCACAAAAGGATTAGAGGTTATTGGCTCCCCGTTAGTAGCAGCTTTGTATCCAAGGTTATAGGCTTTATCAGCATTATGCTTGGCACTACTACTTTGCTTTTTCACATTGGCTCCTGCTGCTCTTGTGGCTGCTCACCTCCTGGCATACCAGCTTCCATAATCTGCTGTATCAGACTCTCTTGCTTCTCCTCTTGCTCACCAGACTTGTCAGCAACAGTGCCATCAGGATTAAGACCATAGTCAGCAGGTACTGGTTGAGGAGGAAATTGCTGTGCAGAGGCTTGCGGATTAGCTTTCACTATCTGGGCTACTGTTGCTTGCCATTGCATTTGAGCTTGCTCGAACATAAGTTGCTCTTTAGGTTTCTCGAATTCCTTAATGTCAGCACCTTGCAACTTAATCATATAGGAGAAAAGACCAGCTACATTATAACCTGATTGCAATTGCTGGCTACTGCCTATGATTTGCAACGCTGTCTGCCACACATCCGCATGCATCTCAGTATTAGCTGGGATAGCACCATCAGTAATCTTGAATTCCCACACAGCTTGTCTCAGCATTAGCGGGTCA